CAAGAACGTCTTGGTCAAACTGGTCAGCAAGGCGGTAAGCCGCACGGTCACTTGCCAGAGACTGGAAGTTAACGTGGCTGTGTGCCTCTTCAATGTCATCAACCTTAAATGCAAAGTAGTTAGCTTTGTCAATTGTCAGGCTGAAGTCTTCGTCGTCAAGGTCTTGCGGCGTGATAGTTGTACCACGGGCGTAAGCCTTCACAGTGATTTCGGGTTCCTTGATAATCTTAACGGAATCACCCATCTGAGCAATCTCACCAAAGTAGTCGTTATTGGTGATTGCCTCACAAACAGCGGCCTTGCGGAAAGCAAGTTGCACCTGTTTGGAGTAAATGACGGGAGAAAAATTACCGTTAGGAAGATTACCATACCCGGCTGCGGTAGTAAAAGCCATGATATAATCTCCTATTATTGGCATTTCAACAGATGCAAACTTACCAGACTAATCAGAGGCTGATTCACTATGGGTGCGTTTCGTAGCTAGGTGGCCGCCCAGCTTGTCAACGGGCCATGCTCGTCAGGTAATCCATAAGACTGAGAATGTTTGCGTACTAGGGTAAGCGGGTAGCGAACCCACTTACACCTTTGTTGTCTATAGTTATACTAAAAAATAACTATTTGTCAACACTTTTTTTACCTGGCTGAACCAGATACGTCATAAAGAAACTTACCACTACGGATAGCTTCCATAATTTCGTCTGACCGCTTTTCGTATTCTTGCGGTGACATCTTCTGTACTTCCGATTCTTTTAAATAAGAAGATGCCGCATTCTCTTGCGGCTTGCTTCTAGTATTTTTTGATGAGACAGCTTCTGCGGCGTTACCTTTTGACTTTTTCTTAGTCGTGAGGTTCTTGTCTGATTTGTACAAGTCAATAGCACGGGCAGCAGAACGAGCGTCATCATCGTTCTCATAGAGTGCTTCCTGTACCCATTTAGGCTGTTCGTCAGCCCACTCGTGAAAGTCATCGCTATCCCTAATCTCATCAAAGTCAGGATGCAGTCGCATAAGTTCTGCTTCTGCTTTTTCACGCTGCGCGTTTACCTGCATTTCATCCACTGCTTTAAAGCGGTCTTCCAGTGTCTTTGTTTGTTCTTTCGCTTTCTTGGCAGCAATAGTTTCAATGATAGCGGCAACGTCAGGGTAGTCCCTCGCCCAAGCCTCAAGGTCTTCGTCAGACTTTGGCAACTTCATTTCCTTACGAGTTGCAGAGTCTAGTTGACCTTTTAATTCTTCAAGCTGTTTTTGAAAATCTTTTTCTTTTTCTTGCATATGACGACGTAAGTCACCATATCGTTTCTTAAATGTTTTTTCTTCCGACGAAGCAGGTTCCTCTTCTGGTTTCTCTACTTCGCCTCTTTGCTCTTTCATAAGCTGTTCTAGTTCTTCTTCTTCTTGCTTACGTTTTTCTTCGTTGCTGTATTTCCTTTGTGCAAAAGCAACTTTTGTTTCAGGCTGCATTTCTTCAGCCATGATTGTGTCGTTCATAGGTTTCTCCTATCTGGGGCCATCGTAGCCATGCAGGGGGATGGGTAGGCCAGTCATGCAGACTATTTTTATTGGCTAGTCTGCCAAGCCAAGAACGTCCTCGTCGTATGCTGCACCGTATCCACGGTCCTCCGTACCGGCTGCAACATTGTCAGAGTAATCGCTAAATGAGTATTCGTTTCTGCTTTCGCCTGAATCACTTTCATATTGATGATAGGTATTTTGACTTGCTTTTCTTTGACGGTTGATTTCAGCTTGTCGATATGTCTCTTCACTGATTTTATCTTTGAGTTCTTGCACGTTATCAATATTAAAGTTTTTAGTATCCAGACCAAATTTAGCTGCCTCATTTTTAAGCACATTAAGTTCCGCTTTTCTAACGGCGTTCTCTTTTCCTGTCTTCTGAGCCGCCTCTAATCTCTTGTCTAACTTTTCCCTATTTCGCTGAGACCTAGATACACGCTCATCTTTTTGTGCTTGATTATACTCTCCTCTTTGCTGAAGTTCTTGAAGGACACTTTCAGCTTCTACACCTCTAAATTTACTTTCTTTAATTTTATTATATTCTTCCGCAGTAACAGTTTTAGTTTGGCCATCTAAGAAAAATGTTGCGGTAGCATTCTCCGGTATGCCTTTACCAAATGCTAGGCCACCAGCTAAACCGGCAGCACTTTTTAGACCACCAAATCCATCAGGAACATCAAAGGATACGCCAACTTTAGTTGCGCCTTGAACTGTACCACTCAATTGACGACTCCTGACTCCATCACCAACAAACCTAGTTGGTCCTGTATATAGTTCGCCGCCCAAAGAAACGCGACCCCCGCCAGGTCCAAACATAGCTTCATCTTCTGCTGCTCGTTGGTCATCGTCGCCATCATCCACAGCACTCTCTACCTGCGCTGTAGGAACGACTTCTGGTTCAGGCGTAGGCTCAACAATATCTGTCTCAACTCGCGTAAACCCCGAAGGGATAGGATAGATAGGCTCACCATTCACAAACGGTATGGTCATCTTCTGCCCAGTATCTTTGTTCTCGAACTCTACTAACTCGTCGTACCTACCCTCTGGTGCTGGCATTAGTTGCTCAAAGGTTGGCAGCACTTCAGGCGCAGCCATTACAGGAGTAGCAGCTTGTTGTGTCGGCACAAAGGGTGCTGGGGGTGGGGGAGGAATATATGCAGGTGTTTGCACAGGTGCCATCTGTCCAAACTGCGATTGTTGCATTTGGATATTGGGGTCTACAAAACCGCCAACCTGCAGCTGCATAGGTTCGTCGTCAAGTTCTAAATCATCTAATGTAAACGGCAAGTCATCAGGCATAGTTGCTTCATCAGAGTTGCCCATCTGACCCATCTCTTCCATGCGCTTCAAACCCATCTTTGCTTCTTGACGAAGCTGCATCAGCTTTTCCAAACCGATGTAACGTACAACATCCGCAGGGAATACAAACTCTCCCTCACTAAGTTGTGCAGGTATGTCGTCGCGTACCTCTTCTTGCGTTGACCCAGGTGGTACATCATTACCAGAAACAGGGTCTTTTGTACCACCCTCATCCAGTAGACCGCCGTCGTCAAACATGCTCATCTGTTCTTTTATAGATACGCCACCTTTATTCATTGTCGGCACTCCTGACACAACTGGTCTATTTTTAATTTTATTTAATTTATCTAGTACATTTTTCTTAGCATCCAATGCTTCTTGCGTAGGCTCGTCATCGCCTTTGAAAAGTTTTTGCATACCCTGTATTACACCTTCAAATAGGCTTGATTGTTCTTTCTCTGGTTCTAGTGCTGGTTTAGTTGGGATAGCCTTTGCCGTCTGAACTTTCAAACTCTCTGCTTGTTGCAGTTGCTCATCTCTATCCGCAGCATCTACATCTGCTTGAAATTGCTCTTGCTCGATATCTTCCAATGTATCCGTTGTACCCGGCTCAACTACACTTGTGTCAGGTGTGATAGACTCAAAATCATCAGCAACAGCATCTGGTGTTTCTGCAATTCCTGTATCATCTAAAGACGCTTGAACTTTTGTTTGTAGTTTGTCTAAAGCAAACTCTCTGGCCGTTGTCTCTTTTTCTGTACTGCCTGTAGTGCTACCGTAATGTGCATCAACAAAACTTTTTACGGTGTCCTCCTCTGCTATTTTTTTCTTTTCTTGGACGTGTACCCCAAATAAAAACGGATAATATTTTTCGTGGTCCTCGCGTGAGATATCTCCAACACCAAGACTGCCATATACCCCACCCTTACGATTTCGTTTTTTTATTCCTTGCTCAATAAACTTTTTTATGTATGACTTAACGTCTGCTGGCAATTGTGTGTAACCTTGTTTAAAGTTACCTGCCTTCATATTTTTACGTTGCTCTGTTTCGTTAGCGCCGTCGTAAAAATAATCTAAAGCCGTGCTATACACAATTTGTGCAGGACCAAAAGCAGACGATGTTCTACCTGATTTAGTAAAAATATAAGGCCAACCCGCCGCGTTTTTATCTCCCCCAACTTCTGCATCTTCAATAGCTTTAGATATGTCAGAAAATGAACGGCCACCCACTGTTTGACTTGTCAAGTCTGAAAGTAGATTATTGTATTTTCTGTCTGTTACTTCTTCCGGTTGCCCTAGAAAAGAAGGAGTTTTTTCTTCAGCCATTGATATTGTCCCTTAAACTTTTCATGCTACGCAGAACAGCTACAGCCCCCTGCGCACGATGCATCAAAATTGTATTGTCGCCTTGCTCCAATGCCCTATGCTGTTGTTCTAGCAGGGCATCAAGATAATTATTGAAGTGGAGCCACTGCTTGCTGTTCACCAACGGCTTCAGCTTGCTGATTAGTTCCTTGTCCATTCGCACTAAATCCTTGTTCACCAGGTACGGGTGCTTGTCCTACACCTATTGTGCCACCCCCTGCTCCTGTCGGGTCATTGGGGTCAGCCCCCGCAACAGGTGGTTGCTCTGGTAATGTCTGCTGAAATCCTTTGAGTAATTCAGCCTGTAATGCAGCCTCATCCATATTGTTCGTAACCTTGTCGGGGTCAAGGTCAAGTGATTTTGCAATCTCGCGTATCACGTACTGGAACTTTGCAAAGGGTGCAAGTGCAGGGTTACTCGCTACACCCAAGAACTGCATCAGCCTCTGGCTACGAACCTCGTTAGCCATCAGACTTTCTGTACCTCTTGCCTTCACCTCTAGGTCGCCCTTTATCTCAGGGTCAAAATCAAACTGCATGTTAAACCGGAAAAAACCCTCGCCAAGTGGACGCAACAGATAATCGTCCACGTTTTTGATGACACTCTTGGTTCCACCCGCTGCAGCATTCATCAGCATAGAGATGCCTGACGCTGTGCGTCCTACACCCTGAATGCCTGTCTGTCCATGTGCATATGATGGAAAGCCTGTACTTTCGTCTGCCAGCACACGTGCCTTGTCAAACAGCATCATGTTCTCAGAGGACACATTCGGGAACTTTGTGCCAAAGATAGCTTGACCGGGTGCGCCACCCTGACGACGGAAGACCTTGCCCGGATACAGAGACAAGTCTTGCCCCGGTACTAGATTAGTCTCGTCCACTTCTACAATCAAGTTGCCTGACAGTACAGCATTGTCCACAGCCATACGCATGAAGCCGTTCATCAGCGTCTGCGTATCGTCCATGTTCTCTGCGATACCCACACCAAAGAAGCTATATGGATTGAGTTCATACGGTGAGGCGTGATATGGAATACGTGCTGGCTTAAATGGGTTCAATACAACACGAATAAGTTTATTGTTACATATCCAGATATTAGCTTGTAACTCGTCAAAGTCTTTGAGTTCATCTGGAATAGCTACATCATTTTCTTCTAAGGTTCCTGTGTCAATAGTACCCCAATACTCTAGCACTTCAAATCTGTCAATGCCATGCTCTGGGGCATAGTCTGATAGGTCATCTTCCCAATACTTCTTGTTGTAGTTCTCACCCATGTTAATAACTTCATCAATCACCGTAGACCGGAAGTATGGACGTTTCTTTAAGGAGCGAAGCTGTGTGCGTGACATTTTGTGTCGTTCAACAACAAACTGTGCTTCATCCATGTTATTCGCGTCTGGGTCTGGATAGAAGTTCCAAACAGATACATGGGATACCTGTGGGATAGTTTTGAAAACTGGGTCGTATTCACCCTCTTCATTCCAGTTTGGATATTCTTTATCTACAGCAAATGGGCCTTTGATAACACCTGTACCAAACAAAGACATTTCAAAAGCTGTGCTGCGTAGATGTTTATTAGCCCCCGACTCCTCTAGTTGGTCGTGAATTTTCTTCTGCATAGATTTAGCAGCAACCATTGCAGGACTGAACGTAACCGCCGTGGGTGTTTTACCCGCACCCTTTTCTAAACCATCTACATCCTGCAGTTTATCACGGAGTGGACCCAACATTTCTATCAGCGTCTTTTCTGTTGCGCCGGGTGGTATGTCTCGACCATCTCCTGCAAAACCGTAAGGACTGGGAATGTCAGATGGAATGTCTGGTTTTTGCGGGTCAAAGTTTACATCAGCTACCACACCTTCCGGAAGTTCCGTAGGCTCAATGGATAGAGGAAACTTGTTATTAGCAAACAACACGTCAACAATCTGACCATACGCAGCCAGCGTCTTGGTCTTTGTTACCTTAATAAAGACGCGAGATTTTTCTGCTTCCGTAAATTGTACATCTGGTCCATACAATCCACGATAGTTTCGATATGCCCTAGTCCAACGCTCTTCATCTTGATAGCGATAGTCCTCTGCACGTTGGTAACAGTCCTGAACGTGAGATATCAAAGAAGATATTTCTACATCCGTTACATTTGTGTCTTCGCTATCTTCTAGTGCGATAGCATCTGTTTCCATAGGGATTTCTTCTTCAGCCATAGTTGTTTCCTTTAGTATCCAAATGTGGAGTCAGCTACTTGCATACCTGACGATGGTCTGCCATGTGGGTCATAGTCGAAAATAGAGAATCGAGGTCTGGACATAATACCGTACCGCAAAGCGTCATACAAGTGGTCCTCTGACTTTGTATCTACATCTTCTGGATTTCTTTTATCCAGAGGTATGGAGGGCAATTGACTAACTACATTTGTACAGCTATTAAAAAATACAAGTCTAGGTGCCTCTGTAAATTCATCTATCTGTAAGCGTCTGTGTATTTCGTTCTTGCCAGCCACCCGACTACCACGACTTCTGTCTGACGGACGCCAACGACATCCCCTGCCAATCATTTGCTCCGCAAGAGAAGGACCAGTATCACCACGCTTGTGCCAAAGACTACTGTCCAAAACACCATACTTAATATTTCCATCTTCCGCTTCCAAATCCATTATCATATCAGCCAAGTCTGTGGCGAGGACTTTGCTGACGTATAGTTCTCGATATACGATAAGTTGCTCGTCAGGCGCAACTGCAAACCAAAGAACGCCAGAATAACTCCCGTAACCATAGTCACATGCACGAAACTTGACCCAGTTGTTAGGGAGACGATAAGGCTCCACAACATGAACATCCCGATTAAACTCAGTAAACGCCGCGCCTTCTTTGATGTCCCAATCGCCTTCAAGAAGCTGCCTACGTTGCTGTTCTGGAAGCGAGAGAAGCATGGCTTCGTAATCCCCTGCGTCCGCAAGGTATGGGTTATCAGAAAGTCTTGCTGGGATAAAGCGTCTCTTAAATAGAGGTTTTCCTGCTTTGCTATGTCCAGCGGGATATTTAAGTGCCTCTCCTGTTTCAATATCGGTTGCATCAAACGCTCTATTATATGGGGCAGGGTCAATGAACATCTTCTTAACCCAACCATGACCCCGACCACCGGGGTTAGTTGTCGCCCTCATAAAGATAGGCAAGTCTGGTGCAGTGGACCGTAGACGACTTCGCATGTAGTTCCATGCATATGGTGTGGCCCATTGTGTCAGTTCGTCAAAGCCTATCCAGCTAAACGCTAGACCCTGATAACGCAAGACATCCTCATCCCTGTCTAGGTAGGACATCCACAACCTTGCACCAGATGGCGCAGTCCACTGCATCTTCCGTTCTGACCACTTGATACCGGGCCAAATTTTTGGGTACAACTCCTGCGACTTAAATATAAGTTCTCGCAGTTCTTCCGTTGTATGTCGAAGAAGCAATCCACTAAACTGGGGATGCCCCATGTAACGAAGGGGGTCAGCCAGCATGGCATAACTCTTACCACCACCGGCACTGCCACCATACAAAACCTCTCGCTCACTAGCCGCTAGAAACTCTGTCTGTGGCCCTTCGTTTGGCTTAAACAAAACATTAGCATGTTCTTCAATGCTAGATGTTTCACGTGTAACTTCTTTTATTTCAGGCTGTTGCTTTTTTGCGCTTTGCACCGAGCCTTGTTTCTTCGATTTCTTTCGCTTTGGCAATTGCCTTTTCCGCATAGTCTGCCCACTTGCGGAGGCTTGCAGCTTGGTTCTTACGCTGTCGCTCATGTTCTAATCTTTTACGTAGCCCAACATGTGATATGTATCTTCCAGAATTTGCAGACAGCCAATTTGCCACCTCCCTGTATGAATATTGCTTCACATGTTTTCGTGCAGTCTCAAGTAAGTCTAACTCTGTGGATACTGGCAGGAGTATGTCGGGGTCACTTTCATCTGCCATGTATCCAAATGGTATTGTTCTTGCTATGCGTGGAACAGGAACCCACTCGTCCTCATCCTTTAAATCCGTGGGTTGTGGTAGCTTCCATTTTCCTGCTGTTCTACTCATCGTCCTCAACTGGTGATTTAGGTGGCATAAGCATTACACCACCGGATGCCTCAACTTGCATCTTCTCTGTCTTCACAAGACCAACACGGTCAAGAAGTTCCTTGGCTGCAACCATCTTGTCGCGGATGCCAAGTTCAGTTGGGTCATACAGTGCGCCGGTCATTGCCATCGCAGCTTTGGGTGCATTACGTGCCATATACATTTGTGTGGCCTCAAGGATTTCTTCTTTCAATCCTTTGACAATCTCTGTGGTAGAACTTGTCTCAGAATACCCTGCAAGTTTTTTAGCCGCAGCCATATTGCCACCTGCCTCATCAAACAGCACATCAAGAAACACTTGTTGTTTACCTGTCAGTTGTCTAGCCATTAAACTCTCCGTGATGCATAGCGTGTGCGAGTTTTGTCGCCCGTGATTTTACCTGATTTGCCCACCTGCTGTCAAGCATTTCTTTTGCTGCAACGTCAAATTTTTCTTCGTGTATACCAGCCCACATTTTTTTGAACTTTGATAGACGTGGCACTCCCAGATTAAATGCCATGTCTATCAGGATAAGCTGACGTACAGCGTCCAGCTTCTCTACGCAAGGATGCGCACGGAGAAGTTCTTCTTCGACAATCTGTACGTCATTCTGTGCCAGAAACATAGCATCTGCCTCAGTAATACCATATTCATATACATGGTCAATACTAGGGATATCCAAATCATCCAACTCTTCTTTAGAGATGCCACGGTCCTGAAGATTCCTACCAATACCAATCGTATCAATACCCAGTGTGTCCTTGTACACCTGAAGACGTAGACCTTCGTGTGCTACAAGTTTTTCCATAAGTTTGTCTTTATTGTATTTCATTTTTCATGTCCCATCCATACTGCGAAAGCACCTGTCATTGCGCCAGTGACCACACTAACAAGAGCCGCCTGTTGACTTGTTGGGTCTGGTAACGTCATAAACCACTCCACTACCCGCCAAGCGGATAAGGACATCCCAAGCATCATCAGACGTGGTAGTATCTTCCACTTCAGCATTCTTTCCATTGTTAGGTCTGCCACTGTTCTTCCTCGCTTGCTCTTCGGTAGTTGTGTCGTGCATACTCCACATCTGAAACCGGACTACCTTTTACCAAAGAATTTTGTAGCACTGCGTACACCAAAGCTGGCGGCAACAATAACACCAAGAGAGTATTGATACCATTCCGGCATGGCCTGAAGTTGCGCAAAGCCATTAGCTACTACCTCTTCCATTCCGGGTATAAACGCTAGGATAAGCGGAATGCTAAACAAAATAGTCAGCCATTCATCCTTCCACGAAGACTGGCTACCTTTAGCCATCTCCAAGTCCCAGTCAATCTCACCCGTAGCTTTCTTTTGCATTACGATAGCTTCGGCCTGTGCCTTCGCTACTTTGGTGGCTGACTGTGCTTTCTTTTCTTCTACCTTGCCACTCAGCCATGTGCCAGCTAGATTAGCTATCGGTCCTATGAGTGCCGTCAACATTTTTCAGTTCCCATAATTTCTTCTTAATCAAATACACACGAGTCTCTACATCTGGCTCTGCATCTGCCAAACGGACATCTCGTGGGTCATTACCCGCCTCTGCGAAATCTTGCAGTCTTTTTAGCAATAGATTTAGGTTGGCGTACAAACTGTTGTCCCTTACGTGTGCCTTCTCTCTTAGCCTTAGTTGTAGCAGCATACTCTGCGCTTGTCAAGGATTTTATTGCTTTCTCAGGCAAATACCTTTCGCCTGTCTTGGCAGAAGGCTTACCTGATTTAGTCCGCCACTTCTGCTTTGTCCACGACTTGAGACTTTGCTGTGACTTCTTTAGTGTCATTATATCTTTCCTTGTGAGTGTAAAGCCAGTAGCACTATGCAGCCAAGAATGCCCAATCCGACAATAAACAAAAATGTAACGATTGTTATTTCAAGTATCTGCTTACGTTTACGTTTAGCAGCTTCCTCTGACTCTCGCCTTGCTATTCTAGCCTTTGCCTGAAAGCGTTGCCAGTCTCCCCACAGTCCGGGCCGACCACAGTAAATCATAAACTGCTTTAGCTGCTCTTCCTTCTCACGTATCTGCTCAAGAGCCATAAACTCTTCTAGGTCAGAGCCACCACCCTTTTTACTGGCTTTCTTTTGTAGGTCTTCCTTTGCACCAACGAACTTAGCGATTGCACTGCCAGCCTTGGCTATATCGCCAGAGTTCTGCACAGCTTGCTTGATAACGCTAAATGCTGCGTTTGCTGCGGCCAATTCGGCAAGCATCAGTAAGTCTCCATATCTTTATTTACAATAGCAGGTAAGCAGTACGCTGTTACACGCTGTCCCTGCTTATGAAGTTTCTGTGCATACCAAACACAATCGTTCAAGTCACGGAAGTACATATCCCCACTAACTTGACGTCTGTCCTCTCCTATGCCAAGAAAGACAAACAGGAGGAAGACGTGTTTCATTGTTACTTGTAGCCGCCCCCTGCTTTCTTATAGGCAGACGCAAGCATCTGCGCTTTACGTGCTGACCACTGTCCTGGTGCGCCACCTTTGCCACCAGCCTTAATGCGATTAAACTGTCGCTTTCTCATTCCGGGCTTAGTATAGTTGCCAGCTTCGTTAACTCTGCTTTTGCTCTTTGGCGCACCACCCGTCGAAAGTTTAACCGTTCCAGTCTGTTTCTTTTTCGCCCTAGCTTGTGGGGCTTTGACTTTTTTTGCGGGGGCTTTTTTAGAGACACGTGCCATCTCCTACTCCTGTTCAGATACTCTGCTTTCCCAGTAATCTTCACCGTAATCGTGAAGTATTTCTTCGCCTTGTTTTATTTCTTTAAGCGCATAAAACTTAACAAAGCGTTCATCTTCTTCTTCAATGTCCCACTCAGCGTTTGGACTTGTGCTGTGATTATACACCATAGCGAACCCAAGTGGAATGTAATACTCTTCGGTATCGACATAAGGTGTGTGAAACATATAGTCATGGAGGACACACTCATCTCCAACGTCAGCATAATCCGCGACCAGATAAGGACACAACTCAATTGTATCTCCTTGAGCATAGTCCCTATCTGCGAAAACACCAAGTCCATGTATTTCCGAATTTGCAACATATGGCATTACTTCTTCTTTTTAGCCATACCGCCGCCGCGCATCATCTTCTTACGACGGGCTGTCTTAGCCATACCGCCACCCATCATCTTTTTCTTCTTGGCCATTTTAGCCATGCCGCCACCAGCCATACGACGAGTCATACCACCACCGCGCATCTTCTTCTTAGCCATTTTAGCTTTGCCCATTGCCATTGCGTAATCTCCTTCTATCAAGAACTAAGGCTTCATATACGTCATCTGGAAAGTGTTCGTAGTAGTTAGATTTTTCCAGATACAACGCTGCATCGTCTAGTTTAGATAATAACTGCACAAAGACCATACAGTAAGATAGGCTGTCATCAGTAACCCCGTCATCGACAAGGAAATCAAGACCAGCCTCTGTTGCGTCATAGTCGGGGTGGAACACCATCAGGTGCAAATCAATACCTGCCACTGACGCCAACTCATTAATGCCATCACAGTACCCATCTAGGTATTCCATGTCTGGCAAATCTTCTTCTGCCCACACTACAATCTCGTAGTCGTGGTCATTAAACTTACGGACTTCTTCCATCAGCCCGTCCAGCCCTGTATTGATACTGAACACCACCTTGTCATCAGCCCACGCTTTTCTGGCATAGGGGCAGGGTGGTAGACCATTTAGTTTAGCATTAGGTACTTCTAAAAAGTCTTTTGACCAAGTACGTATATCACGCTCTACGGGATGCACGTTCTTTGGTCTTTCTTTTCTGAGATTCAATAAATTTTCTGAAGACAGCGGCTGCGGATTTTTTTCCTGCTGCTTTAGCACGTTGTTCCATTGCGATTGCTGCTTGGGTCTTATGTGCGTGTGACCTATCAGATGCTTTTATCTTACGAACACTTGCTTCTGCATCTTTGACCGTAGCAAACTTTAAGCCACGTATAGTGCCTTTAGGGTCTTCGTCCGTATATAAGTCGCTATGCTTTTTCGACTTAGCAGGTTGACCCTTCTTACGTGCAATTCGCGGAGCCACTTAAACATCAAAGCCCATATTGCGTACAGCAGCTTTGCCCTTTTCTGTTTTAGCAAGTTGCTTCAAACCTTTGTTGGGCAGCTTGTCAGTAACATCACCACCAGCAGAATACATGTGCTTCTTGCCATTAGCCATACCACCCATCATCATCTCTGCCTTCTTCATCTTCTTCAGTTTGCTGCGCGGCATAGTGCTTACACCAATTGACACAACTGTTACGTCATCTTTTTTCTTAGCCATTAGTATTTTCCCTTACGTGATTTAGGACTAGATTGTTTAGACTTACCTGCCCCACCCCATAGAGTACGACATGCCCAGTAC